TGCAACTGCAAACCTACTTGCTTATCTGGACTTCGGAACAACCATAAGCGAAGTATTCCGGGTCACCACAAAAGACCCATGGGGCGGAGGAACTGCGAGTGACATTGCATTCAAGAATATCTTCGTCACGGGATCTTCGGAATACGGCGAGGCGATTATGCCTAACCGTTCGTCAACCTCACCCGTCTGGGTATATTACCGAATTCCTTTCCCGTCTTACGGAGGAAGCGCAACTGACTTCCCTTGGGTCTTCTCGGAGTATGCTGTGATCGGAGCTTATGGTGACTGGTTGCAAGCCGATGGCCAAAATTCCAAAGCGGCCCAAGCCTATGCTCAAGCTGAGCAAGTCCTGCAAGTAGAGTTGGACTCCCTTGAGAGACAATCAGGACAAACTCAACCACTTTTAATCGAAACATACGGCACTACAATTGCCTCAACTGCATAATTATCATGGCATCAACATCAGAATATCGAGGACTCGGACTAAACGGGGGCGCCTACCTGAACGACACTGCGGTCCACACCAACAGTAACGGATGGTTTGCGATCCAAGCGACAGAGGATACCGTGCTGGCCGCTCAATCGAGCAACATCACGAACCTCGATGACATCTGCACTGGGCAGGACGCGACTACCCTTGCTGCCGGAATGGTACTGTACGGAAACTTTACGAGCATCGACCTGACGAGTGGTGCTGTCATTGCGTACAACGTTTAATGACCCATTCCGCCATATCACTTGGCGTTGGCTTGGGAGGTGGCAAAGCCGCCACGTCTTCGGGCAGGTTGCCTGGTAGTTCGTTCGTGAACGAATATAGTCTAAATTTAGACGGCACAGATGACAGTGTTTTAATAAGTTCAACGCCTACTTACATAACTCAGAGCGCAGCATTCAGTTTAAGTTTTTGGATGAACCCCGAAGGATACGGTTCAGACGGAACATATGCAAATGTGTTAGCTTTAAAATCTGATTTCACAAGTGGGTCAACCGTATATCACTTTGCAGTCCATATCAACAACAACACTAGTGGATATGCGGGAATAAGTTTTGGGATTACGGATTACAGTACTAATACTGCTTTCTATCACACGACCGGGGTGACAGGTAATTCATTGTTAAACACTTGGTCACACGTGGTCATCACGTATAACGGTTCTGCATTGGGAACGATAGGCAACTGGAAATGTTATATAGACGGAAATTCCAAAACGATTGGTACGGGAGGTGGTTGGTTCAATAGTGGCACTCCCATTAACACAATAGGGAATTACAGAAATTACCATTACGATGGGAAAATTGATGAGTTAGCAGTTTTTAGCTCATTACTCTCAGCTAGTGCCGTGACTAGCATCTACAATAGCGGAACTCCTACAGACCTCACCTCACTAAGTCCCGCAGGATGGTGGCGAATGGGTGATGATGCGACGTGGGACGGCACTGATTGGACGATCCCCGATGCTTCGGCAAATAGTAATGCAGGCACAACTGTAAACATGGCGGAAGGTAGCCGAGTAACCGCAGTTCCGCCAAAGCTTTCAACCCTGTCAGGATCATTTGACGGTACGAACGATTATGTTTCAATTGACGATGCGACAGGCTTGACAATAAATGGCGACGTCACGATTAGCCTTTGGTTCAGGTCAGCCTCGTTACCTGGGAGTGCTGCTTTTGATTATATGTTCTCGCTATCGGACGGTCAGTCTCTAAATGGTCAGGATCGCGCAATTGGCATACGAGGAACGGGGAGTGACGCTCAAATAGTTGGAAACACTTATGGCTCTGGATGGAATACCCCGTTTACGAATACAAGTGTTGCGGTTGATACATGGTGTCACGTTGCGGCAATTTTCACTAGCGGCTCAGTTCAAATTTATTTTAATGGAGTAGACAAAGGATCAAAAAGCGTCACGACAATCGACCTAGAGTACAATGAGACAGTCATTGGCGGGATGAAATATTCGGGCGCAAACTACTTTAACGGATTTATTGACGAAGTGTCTGTTTTCAATTCAGCGCTATCTGCTTCAAACGTCACTGCAATTTACAACAGCGGCCAACCTGCCGATCTTACCTCACTTAGTCCCGTGGGTTGGTGGCGACTAGGTGACGGAACAGGCGACACGGATTCAGGAGGAGGCGCACCTGCAAATACTGATACGATTGGAACTGTCGCAAACCAAGGGTCGCTTGGAAGCAGTGCAAACGGGACAGGAACGAACGGTGCGCTTTATTCATCAACTGTACCTTAATATATCATGAGTAGAAAATACGTAATTATTTCCGCATCCGACGTCGCAAGCGTTGACTTTTCGCAGGTAGACGAAACCTCGGCCCAAACGCTTAGGTACAATATCGACCCTGCCGGAACAAAAACTTTTGTGAAGTTCGATGGATCGACCCCTAGTTTTCTCGAAGGCAAAACTCAATACGATCATTCCGAAATTCTGACCATTCTCGCAACGCCCGAATGGAGTGACCCAAACCCACGTGGTGGATGAAACGATGCCACGCCATACTTGCAGTCGATGCCATTCTCATCCTTGTCATTGCGACCCTGACAAGTTGCAAAGCCTCGTCTTGGTATCCGGTCATGGGGAGCGTGGCGGGTGGAGCAACGGGAGCAGTGACGGGTGGCCCGGTTGGAGCGGGAGTTGGTTCTGGCATTGGATATGCCGGAGGCAAGACGGCACAACTGATGCAGGAAAACGAGGATCTCTCGGAAACCGTGAACGCATTGACTCATGGGGACGTGAACGCCCTCGTTCAACAAGGCATGGCAAAGCACGCGACTGGATTCGAGGAATTCACCAGTTACGTAAAAAGAATCCTCATAGTCGCAGCCTGTATTCTTGGGGCATACCTATGCATCCCAATTTTCGTAGCCCGAAAAACCGCAGAGACTTGTTCTAAAACGGCAGCAGAAAGACACATGACAAGACCTCCCTTCCCGACAAATGAAAAATCTTAACAACTTAATCGAGCTTTACCGCGCGATGACGCGACAAGGAAAAGTGATAACTTGGTTTGCCATAATTCTTATCTCAATATTAGTCCTCGATTGGATCTTCTGATGATTGATCGCGACTCACTTTTTGGCTTGGCAGGAACTGCCGCAACGTTCAGCGGAAACCTCCATGAATACATTGGAGTCATTGCGGGATCGCTGACCATCGTTTTCATGTTGGTCAAGCTCTACCAAACTCTTCGCAAAAGGAAGTGAATGGGACGCTATCGCCAATATGGAGAACTCGATGACCAGGTACAATCAGAAGGTGATCGTGGATTTCGGGGGATAGATTCCTATAAAGAGAAGACGAGTCTCGAAGGTGGCTTCGTTGAGACTTCTGAGAATATGCGTCTGATTGGTGACCTTGCGGAGACACGCAAAGGAATCGACTTCCTTGCAGGTGCAGTGACCTTGACCTACAATGGGAGCGATGAGCGAGTCTTTGCTTCGACTTTATTCAGCGACCCGGCAACGGGCGTAGAATTCGTAGTGGTTGCCACGAAGAGTAAAGCAATTATTTGGAATGACGCAAATAACTCAGGCATTGGCATAGACTACCCTGGTTCAGAAGTAGTCGCAGCAGGAGACGGTGCATCTTTTGTACAGTCGATGGAGAAACTTATTTTGTTTCGTGGCAAGGACAAGACCCCGCTCGAATGGGATGGTAATTATTCAAGCCCGACTGACTTCGTAGTCAAAGCAAACGCTTCACCTGGTGCGGGTAGGATTCAATGCCCGAATACTGACTATGGTGTATTCTTTAGGAATCGTCTGATTATCCCGCAACCAACGGATTCAGCTTACTCGTTGATAATGAGTGATTTGCTAGACACAGACAACTACTATGCCGCAGAATCGCAATTCAGAATCAACAAAGGAAGCGCGGATAAACTCGTAGGCTTTTACCCATACCAAGAAGACCAGTTGATCGTGTTCATGCGTAATAGCATCCACATGATTAACAACATCGCGACCACCTCGGCTGCGAATACTTACGAGATCACCCGTCAGCACGGTTGCGTAGCTCGGAAAAGTATTGCACAGAGTGGACCGCAAACATTCTTCTTGAGTGATAACGGAGTTATCGTCCTTAGTCCTGGTACTGATCCCGCAAAAGGCTTGGGGGTAGCTATTAGTAAAATATCGGGAGAAACAATTCCGATGACTCAGCCCATTCAAGATCAGTTTGATGACGTAAACTTCGCTCATGCTGACAAGTCATGCGGAGTGGTATTCGACAACAAATACTTCTTGGCCGTTCCTACCGGATCTTCAACCGTTCCAAATGCCGTATTTGTTTTTTCGCTCTTATCGAATTCGTGGATTAGCGTAGACAGTTACCCCGCAATGTCAGGCAGTCTAGCATTCCACGTGGATGACTGGGTCATTTGCTCACACGGGAGCAACCCGACCAGACGCAG